TTACGAAAGAATATAACAGATGGCAAAGAAAAAATGTAAATTAGAAGTGGCAAATTATTTGCCTTTAGAATTAAACGAAATTGAATTTTTAAACGATGCTTTTTTAAGTGAAGAAGTTTCACCTTTAGAACAACTTAGATTAGTTCAGATATTCAATAGAGTGTTTTCAAAGAACGAGCAACCGACAATGTGTGGTAGTTGTTGGAGAGACTTAATTAAAGAGCTTAAAAAAGTTTTAGATACTATTTGATTAATAATAAAAAAAATGGCAGGAGCAGGCGGAGCAAGACCAGGAGCAGGAAGAAAAAAAAAGCATATTAAAATAACAGATGTTATAAAAGAACATTGTCATAATTTCATTATTGAACTTATGAAGGATAAAGAAATTTATAATAGAACAAAAAAAGAAGTTCAAACACTAATAGATTTTGAAGAAGATTGTAAAATAAATGAAGATTTTATTTATATAATAAAAAGTAATGGACTTTGTAAAATAGGTTATACAACTAATTTAAAGTCAAGATTAAATGATTATAAAATTCATTTTGGTTTAATTGAATTAATATATGTTTATAAAGGTTTTAATTGTTATGATTTAGAAACAGTAATTCATAATTTAGTAAGTGATAAAAATCATAGAGGTGAATGGTTTGAATTAAATAATGAAGATATAATTAAAATTATTAGTTATTGTTCTAAATTAATTAATTAATTTTTATTAATTATGGATAATAGAAAAAATAATGGAGGGCATAGCACAGCAGGCAAAGCAGGACGTAAAGGATTAGCTGATGAAATAAAAGGTTTCACTTTAGCACAACCTCACGTTCAAGATGCTTTTAGAGTAATTGCTGAAATAATGTTAGATGAAACTAAACGTCCAACTGATAGGATAGCAAGCGCAAAAATATTAATAGAATACGGTTGTGGCAAACCAAAAGAAACAGTTGAACAAACATTGACATTAAACGATTTTAACATTAAAGATATTGTTAGAATTAAGCAATAAATATAATGGACTTTTTTCGGATAGTAGATACTTTGTTGTAACTGGTGGAAGGGGAAGCGGTAAAAGTTTTTCAATAAATAGCTTTTTATTAGCACTTACTTATGAGGTCGGTCACGTTATATTATTCACTCGTTATACATTAACCTCTGCTCACGTTTCAATCATTCCAGAGTTTATAGAAAAAATTGAAATTATAGAACGATATAGCGATTTTCATATTACTAAAGACGAAATAATAAATAAAAAGACAGGATCTAAAATAATATTTAAAGGTATTAAAACAAGTTCAGGAACTCAAACAGCTAATCTTAAATCTTTGGCTGGTGTTACAACTTGGGTACTCGATGAAGCGGAGGAGTTAACAGATGAAGAAACATTTGATAAGATTGATTTTTCAATTAGAAATAAGATAAAAGATAATAGAGTAATACTTATCTTAAATCCTGCGACGAAAGAACATTTTATTTATCAAAAATTCTTTGAGAATAAAGGAGTAGAAGCTGGCACAAACATAGTTAAAGACGATGTCACTTACATTCATACAACTTACTTAGATAATATTGAAAACCTATCTAAAAGTTTCTTAGATCAAATAAAAGATATTAAAGAACGTAGGCCCGAAAAATATAAACATACTATTTTAGGTGGGTGGCTTGACAAAGCCGAAGGGGTAATTTATAACAATTGGAGAGTAGGAGAATTTAACAATGACAACGGTTCTGTTTTCGGACAGGATTACGGTTTTAGTAATGATCCAACTACATTAGTCGAAACCTCAATCGATAAGAGTAAAAAACTTATTTACGTTAAATTACATATTTATCAAACTCAATTAGTAACTACAGAATTAGCACGTTTAAACAATCATTTTAGTAAAGGTGGGTTAATTGTTGGAGATAACGCTGAACCTCGTTTAATAGCAGAATTAAAGTATCAAGGTAACAATGTAGTACCTTGCGTTAAGCATAAGATTACAGAGGGAATTGAAATGCTTAGAGATTTTGAAATGATAATAGAAGAAAATAGTATTGATTTGATTAAAGAATTAAATAACTATTCATGGTTAGAAAAGAAATCACAAACCCCAATCGATAAATACAATCACGCTTTAGATGCGTTAAGATATGCAGTAAGCTATCAATTAAGCAATCCAAATAAAGGTAATTACTCAATATATTAATTATGAAATTAGAACTTACAATACCAACAAGCTTAGATGAAATTCCATTAATGCACTATCAAAAGTTTATGGAAGTTTCAAAAAATAGTACAGACGATGAGTTCGTGGCTCAAAAAATGATACAAATATTTTGTGGAATAGAACTTAATGAAGTGGTTAAAATATCGTTCAATGATATGGTAGATTTGGTTAATCATTTTAATAAACTATTCTCAGAAATACCAAAGTTAAAACCGACATTTAAGATTAAAGATTTGGAACTTGGAATGATACCAAATTTTGATAAAATAACGTGGGAGGAATATATAGAACTAGAGGCACAGTTTAAAGAATTTGACACGTTCCATAAAGCAATGGCAGTGTTATATCGTCCTGTAATTGAAAAGAACAAACACAATCAATATTTAATTGCACCTTTCAATAATGTTGATGAGTTTGGAGATTTAATGAAATACACACCTTTATCAGTTGCACTTAGTTCTCATGTTTTTTTTTGGAATTTAGAAAGGGAGTTGTTAACAGCTACCATCAGTTATTTGGAGACGATGCTGATGAAAATGACGAAAGTCAACAAAGCGATTTTAGTGAAGAAACTCAATTTAGCAAACAATGGGGATGGTATCAGAGCATTTATGCAGTCGCAAAGGGAGACGTTAGAAAATTTGATGAAGTCCTCAGAATTGAATTATTTACCATCCTTAACTTTCTAACATTCGAGAAGCAAAAGAATAGAATAGAAATAAACCAATTAAAAAAACAAAGATTAAAATGAGTGGATATTACGACATAGTGACTAAGTTATATGAAAGTGTAAACAATGATAGTTTAGTTAATCAAACGACAAAGGGAGACCTTTCAGCAGTATTAACGAACAAACAAAATATGTTCCCGTTATGTCATATAATGGTAAACAATTCTACATTTGATAAACAGGTTTTAATCTTTAATATTTCAATCATTTGTATGGACTTGGTAGATTTTAGCAAAGATGAAACCGTTACTTTATATACAGGAAACAACAATGAAGATGACGTAATGAATACTACCCTTTCAATTCTAAATAGAGTTTACGAGTCAATGTATAGAGGTTCTTTATTCAGTGATTTATATCAGATTGAAAATGTGGCTAATTGCGAACCGTTTTTTGATAAGTTTGACCAAAATGTAGCGGGTTGGACAATGACTTTTGACGTAGTAACTCAGAACGATATGTCAATATGTTAGAAACTGAAAAGGAGTTAAAAAAGTTTCGTGACTACGTTATAAAAGAAAGTAGATCAAATCTTACAAGACTCAAAAAGAATAGCTCTAAGAAGCTTTATAATAGCTTAAAAGGTGAGTATAAACTAATGGCAAACTCATTTAGCTTATATTTCTCAATGGAAGACTACGGTACTTTTCAAGACAAAGGAGTAGATGGTTTAAAAAAGTCGCAAGGATCTGAATATTCATTTAAAAAAGGTGTGCCTAGCAAAGCAATGTTAGGTAGTTTAGATAAATGGATAGTACGTAAAGGATTAGCGCCTAGAAATAAACAAGGTAAATTTGTAAATAGATTATCTTTAAAATTTGCAATAGCCAAAGGAATATTTAATAAAGGTATAAAGCGCTCACTATTTTTCACAAAACCATTTGAAGCAGCCTATAAAAGATTGCCTGAGGAATTAGTCGTTAAATACGGATTAGATGCCATTACGTTATTTAATATAACAGTACAACAACCCAAAAAGAAATGAGTAATATATTAAGCAAAAGTCCTTATATAATAGAAATATCAGACGTTTTATTGGAAGGTGGAAAAATAGATATATATATATGGAAGGAAGGATCAGCTACTCCTACAGTTCCACAATACACACTAAGTAAGTTAACCCCTGCTAGTAATGTATATAGTATTTATTTTGATATAGCGCCTTATGTAAATGAATTTATTACAAATAAATCATACATACCAAATATTAGCACAAACGATGTAAGTTTAACGGTTGAAAATTACTGTAATGTTTTAATTTACGCTTACAAATTAATAGGGGGTGTTTATGTATATTTTAATTTTTCTCAAATAATAGGATTTAAAGGATATATCGAACAAAAAGATGGTATAAATATTGATTACGGAAACTATTTATTAGATCAAAAATCTTACAATTATTATTATGATTCTGCAAATCCAACGGCAAACCCGCCAGGAGATATTTCACTTTATTTATTATCGACATATACGGTTAAATATACAGATTTAAAAACAGGAACGACTTATAGTTATTCAGTTGCAGGAAATGGGTGGCATAAAATATATAGAGTTTATTCATCTTTTATTGCAAATGGAAATAAAGTTGAGATAAAAAATGGTGCAACTGTTTTAGCGAGTTACAATTTTAACCCAATTGAAGAATGTAGATATACTCCTGTAACTTTAGATTTTATTAATAAATACGGAGCGTGGCAAAGAGAATATTTATTTAAAAATTCAACTGACACTATAAATGTAGAAGGTCAATCATACAAGAATTATAGAGCAATACCAAATGTTTTTAACGCTCAGGAAAACATAGTTACTACATTTAACACAAACGGTAACGAAACTATTAAATGTAATACTGGTTTTGTAGAAGAAAACTTTAAAGATACAATTAAACAACTATTACTTAGTGATCGTATTTTGATTAATAATAGACCTGCAACAATTACAACTAAACAAGTTGAATTGCAAAAAAACATCAATAATAAATTGATTAATTATTCTTTTGATTTCCAATTTACTAATTCAATAATATGAAAAGACAGGTAGATATATATATTGAAGGTACAACGGTAAACAATTACTTAAAGTTAGATTTATTTGACGATGAAAAAATAAACGTAAATAGTTCAATTCAAAACATTCAGGATATTTCAAAAGTTTATACTGATTTTAGTCAGTCATTTACCGTGCCTGCATCAGAGAATAACAATAAAATATTTGAATACTTTTAT